CTTCTAGCAGTACGTTCTCTGATAGTAAGGGCGAACTGCGCGATGTTCCTCAGAACGCTCAGTCTGGTGCTTATACACTTGTTGCGTCTGACCACGGCAAGCATATCTCAATCACGACTGGTGGTGTGACTATTCCCGCTGGTGTGTTTGGTGTCGGCGATACCGTTACTATCTTCAACAATTCAACCGCGTCGCAAACAATCACACAAGGCGCATCTGTAACGCTTCGTCAGGTTGGGACTACTAACACTGGAAATCGTACGCTTGCAGGCTACGGCCTTGCGACAATTTTGTGTGTTGCATCAAATATCTTCGTCATCACTGGTGGCGGAGTGAGCTGATGACTGCTTATGCAATGTTGTTTGGCGCAAGCGGCGGAATAAACACCACACCCACCGTGGAATACCTCGTTGTGGCTGGCGGCGGCTCCGGCGGCTATCAAGTTGGCGGCGGCGGTGGTGCAGGCGGCTTCCGTACTGCAACCGGATACGCAGTGACCGCTGGCTCAGCGATTACTGTCACCGTTGGTGGTGGCGGCGCTGCTGTCACGACAGGCAACGGTAATATTGGGTCTAACTCTGTTTTCGGCACCATCACGTCTACCGGCGGCGGTTACGGAGCAACTTTTGCCACTAATGGCGGAAATGGCGGTTCAGGCGGCGGCGGCGGCTACGGTGGCGGTGTAGGCGGAACGCAATCAGGCGGCACTGGAACGGCAGGCCAAGGCAACAATGGTGGCTTAGGCAGAAATTTCTCAACAGGCGCAGGCTCTGGTGGCGGCGGCGGTGCATCAGCAGTTGGTGGAAACGCTGGCCCAGATGACCCCGGCCCATCTGGTTCGGGCGGCGCTGGCACTGCATCTTCTATCAGCGGCGCATCCGTAACATATGCGGGGGGCGGCGGTGGCGGCGCTTATAATGCTGGCGGTGACGTGCCCGGTTCTGGCGGCGCGGGCGGCGGCGGCGCTGGCAGCGTGACAGCAGCGGCAACTGCTGGCACAGCAAATACAGGCGGCGGCGGCGGCGGCTGCGGAAACGGTGGTGTGTCAACAGGTGCGGGCGGCTCTGGTATCGTAATTATCCGCTATCCTGACAGCTATGACGCCGCTGCATCAACAACTGGATCTCCGACTATCACCGTCGCTGGCGGTTACCGTGTTTACAAATGGACTGGCTCTGGGAGCATCACGTTCTAATGGCACACTTTGCGCAACTAAATGAAAACAATCTTGTCACGCAGGTGGTCGTCCTGAACAACGACGTCGTGCGCAACGAACCATTTCCCGTTAGCGAACCGATTGGTGTCGAGTTCTGCCAGTCCCTCTATGGTGCAGACACCGTGTGGAAGCAGACCAGCTATAATGGAAACTTCCGTTTCAATTACGCCGGTATCGGGTATACTTATGACAACGGGCGGGATGCGTTCATTCCGCCTAAACCCTACCCGTCATGGTTGCTAGACGAAGCAACTTGCCAGTGGATTGCTCCCGTCCCTTACCCTAATGATGGGGAGCCGCATATGTGGGACGAAGCATCTCAGTCTTGGAGCTAACTAATGGCTATCGACTTCCCCAGTTCTCCGACGAACGGCCAAGTTTATACCGACAGCACGTCGGGCATGACTTGGGTTTATAGCACCACAGACACTGCGTGGTCGGCTAGCTTCAATCGTTCCAACTATGTGAGCCAGACCTTCACGGCGACTGCCGGTCAGACGAGCTTCACGGTTTCTGGTGGTTACCTACCAAGCCTTGTGGAGGTGTACCAGAACGGTGTGCTGTTGGTTAACGGTACGGACGTAACCGTTACTTCTGGAACCGTTGTTGTTCTTGCTGTTGGTGCAACGGCTGGCGACATCATTCAGGTGCTTGGTAACCAGACGTTTAACTACGCTGCAACTGTTCCAGCATCAAAAGGTGGCACTGGCCTCACTTCGGCTGGCGCTGCTGGCAACGTGCTGACATCTGATGGTACGAATTGGACGAGTGCTGCTGCTCCCGTATCTTTTGTAACTGGCGATATAACACCATCATCTTTGACAACAAAAAGCGGCTATCTGAAGTGTGATGGCTCTGTCTACAGCCGTTCCTCCTATACGGCGCTTGCTGCTGTAATTGGCACACCTCTTCTGCCAAAGAACACGCTTGCAAGCTCTATGACTGGTTATGCAGCGGCTTATCCGCAAGAAACCAATGGTCTTCTTATTAGAACTGGAACATCAACCAATAGCAATGCAACAGTTAATTTTGCAAACGCACTTGCCACCAGCACAGACGGCATTACTTGGACGTTGCGAACAGCTTTGAACTTGATGAACAACACCGTTCATAGAGTGGTTGCATACGGCAATTCAACTTATGTTGCGCTTGCTCCAAAAAATCAGGGACAAGGTCAAAATCCAAACATTATGGCTTGGATGACAAGCCCAGATGGCGCAACATGGACGGCGCGTACAACTACTTTTACAAGTAGCATCTTCATGTGGATTTGGGAGCTTGCTTTTGGTGGCACAGGTAATCGCTTTGTTCGCCTACGCCAAGGACAAGGATACACATCAGTCGGATGTTGTACCCCTATAAACAACGACAACATCTATCTTGAATATAGTTCTGATGGCGTTACATGGACGATTGGAAGCACAACAACCAATAGTTCTGGTGGAGCCTGCTTTGATCGTTATTATGCCAACCAAGTTGCTGGATATTCAGGCGGCTTTGTCGCGGCATTTTATGATGTAAAAGCAACAACAAACTATGTTCTTTACTCTGCCGATGGTGTGACTTGGACCAATATCACATCAAATATCAATTCGGTTGCTGCTATCGTTAATGGAGTGACTGGAATTAGCTATGTGAATGGTCGGTTTGTCCTGACGACACTTGCAGGACAAATGTACACCAGTACAACTGGTGCAAGCGGGTCTTGGTCTCTCTTGACTCCTTATAATGTATTTTTTGCAAGTAACACAGGCGTCAAGATTCTTGGGAATGCAAACGCTTATTCGGCGCAGATTGGATCTCAATCATATCTCAGTCAGGATTTGGTGTCATGGTTGCCAATTCAAAATCTTGGACTTGGAAACTCCATTATCAATGCAACGCCAGCCGGATCTACAAGGTTCTATGGTTGCACAACAACACAAAACACGGTCATTTACACTGACTTGTTTAACTACACGACTGCAACACAGTTCCCGGTTCCAAGCGTTACAACATACAATACACTGTCATCCCCTTATGGGGTTAATGGTGCACCCGTAAACTTCTTCATCAAAACGTGAGGCTAGTATGCTGATCTACGAATATAGTCCGATCAACAACTACTTCACTGGTAAAGTGGAGCAAGTTGCAGACGGTTCTGGCATACCAATGTGTTGGACGGATGAAGCCGTACCGGAAATCCCGGCTGGCATGTTCGCACGTTACAACAATCCCGGTTGGGTGCTGACGGATGTGGAGCCCCCGCTTCCTCCTGATCCGCCTCCACCGCCTGCCATCAAAGTGACTGAACCTCCAGTGGTGATCTAACCATGACACTAATGGACGCAAAGATGATCGAGTTTGGGAGTTTGCGTGGTACAATCTACGACGCTAACAATACCGATGACATCTTGCCCATGCACTCGCATGACGAAGACACAGTACACATCACAATCATCGCACGCGGGTCTTTCAAGGCGCATGGAGATGGTTGGGAAATGACAGCAAAAGCAGGTGACGTGATCGACTGGAAAGTCGGTCAGGCACATGAACTTATCGCACTCGAACCGAACTCGCGGTTCGTGAACATTCGGAAGGGCGTCGCGCCATGACTCGTAGTGCAGATCTTGCAGCTCTGATTAACACCGGCACGATCCCTGCTGGTTCTATCGTGTACTACCCCTCGTCAACCACGCCGACGGGTTTTCTGCGTTGCAATGGATCAATCTACAATCGCTCGGCGTATCCGAACCTTGCTTCGGTTATTGGTACACCTACCCTACTCTCCGCAGAGACGCTGCGTAATTCTAATTTTACAACGGGGACGCTCACTAACGCTTGGAGCTACATGACTAGCGCGAACAACCTTGCGATTATGCCGGGGTCTGTATGGTCAAATAACGCTCAAAACGCCAACGGTATTCGTACTTCTTCTGACGGGATTACATTTACTGCGCGTACAGCCGTGTCTTTTTATCCAACAGATGCAACTGTTGCTTACGTCAACGGTACTTATATTGCCCCGCAAGGGCAGTCACAGGTTCCAAATGGAGCAGCAACTGTAAGTTATCAGACCAGCACCGATGGCGTGACGTGGACATCTCGTACTCAAGCAGTGACCAACACACGCGGCGGTTTTATGTGGGTTGTTGGCAACGCCACATTAGGGCGCGCAATTATGTGGGTCCGTGCAAGCTACAATTGCTGCGGTACATATACGCAGTTCGTTTCGTCAAACGAACTATATTACACGACAAATGGCACAACGTGGACTCTTGCTTCTGCCGCGCCCACAGCGTTCACCAATGCTCCTGCTGTTGGCTCAAACGGTATGGTTGCTATTGGCGCTGATCTTGGAAACGGAATGAGCCTTGGTAACACGTATAAGAGCGTGTGGTATTCCGCAGATGGTTCAACGTGGACAAACATCACATCAAACCTTCAATCGGTAAACTCTGGCGCAACGAGTTTTGGCAGGGCCATTTGGGACGGGACGTACTATTACGTCGTCTGTAATGCTGGCATCATCTTCCGCAGTACCACAGGTGCTTCAGGAAGCTGGACGCAAATTGCCGCGTGGCAGGGTGCTGTTCCAGATACTACAAATGGTGTGTTTTTGCGTGACGGTACAAATTATTATTTCACAACGCAAAATAACACTTGGTACTCAAATGACATGGCAAACTGGGCGTTTAGTGGAACACTTGCCAGTTATCGTGCAATCTGTGGAACAACTTTGGTCGGTCAGAATGGCCTTGCAACTCCGTCAACTTACACTATCACTGGTTCTGGTTACACGGTTGCAACTCAGTTCCCCGTGCCAAGTTTAACAACGCCCAACACCGGAACAACAGCGGCCCCGCCGCCTGTCGCATACATCAAAACGTAAGGTGACTCATGATCGACACCTATCGCATTTACCAGTACGACTATGCTGGTTATTATACCGGAAACTATAAAGATATTCCGAATGACCAAGGATATCCGGCTGGTCCGTGGACAGATGTGCCGGTCCCAGATATCCCTGTTGGGCAGTACGCTGTGTTCGACGGACAGAGTTGGTTTCTAACCTCAGAGCCTCGCCCCGCTCCTCCTGATCCGACCCCCGTGCCGGAGCCTGAGAAGGTTGTCTCTGAGGCTCCCACGGTCATCTAACCATCGGAGTGAACGGTGGCCTTCGCGTTCCAAAAAGGGGCGTTCCAGCCCACAGCATTTGAGATCGCGAAGGACTACACCCTTGTCGCGGATGGAGCGTCGTATTTGTACACTGGCGTTGCGGCTAACCTGAAGGCTGGCCGCGCCATCGTTGCAGCACAGGGCGCTTACGCTCAGACCGGTGTTGATGCCGCCCTTCGTGCAACACGTATACTGACCAGTTTTCAGGGCACCTACACATATAGCGGTGTAGCGGCATCACTATTCGCCGCACGCATGATTGTCGCCAATCAAGGTGCATACGCGCAAACTGGTGTCGATGCCGCTCTACGTGCAACACGTATGCTTGCCAGTGCAACAGGCACATATACCTACGTAGGTAACTCAGCCCGCGTCGCGCGAGACTATACTCTACTTTCGTCTATCGGCAGTTATTTGGTGGGTGGTAACGACACCAATTTCCTACGAACCTATAACCTTGCAGTCTCCCCCGGCTTTTACGATCTTGTTGGTTACGCCGCTGGCGTACCTACTGGGCGCAATCTGCGCATTTACTCTGAACCGTATACCGTAACCGGTAACACCGCCGCCATGCGCGTATCCCGTTATATGCAGGGGCATGACGGTGGGTATTCCTACATTGGATACGACGCTGGAGTATTTGCCGCGCGAGGTATGGCTGCCAATACCGGCGTTTACCCAGTCAACGGTCAGCCAGCTAGTATTGTAGCCGCGCGGTTCATGACTGGAGACGTTGGGGCCTACACATATACTGGTGTCCCCGTTGTATTCCAGCGCGGCGTTTACTTTGGGCTTGCTGCTGGGTCGTATAATTATACCGGTAGGCCCGTTAGCTTTACCCATGACTATCCGTTCCCTCTTGCTACGGCTGTTTACCAAACAACTGGGTCTCCGGCTAATATGTTCTTCTCCCAGTATTTCACTGGGGATATGGAGTTCATGTACGCCGAACAAGAACTCCGCACCATGACCGTACCGGAGCCTGTTGACCGTAATGCTACCTATAAATCCACAATGGTGGTGGAACCGGAGGAGCAGGTGATGTATGTTCCTTCAAAGAACTTTACAGCCGAAGACCCCGTCCATACGGACCTTCAGCTTGAACCCAGACAGAGGGCGCTCGTATGAGGCTTGGCAGTTTCATAAAAACCCCCATCGAGCGTAAACGCTACGCTATCGACTATTCAGATTGGCTGGATACCGGCGAGACGTTGGCGACCGTCACCTATTCAGTTCCAAACGTCACAACACCGCCGTTTGTCGTCGACGCTAGTTCTATTGACGCTACGCACAAGATCGCGGTGTTCTTTGTGAACGGTGGGCTCACTAACCGACAGTATACCGTCGAAGTCGTTGCCTCTACTTCTGGCGGGCAGATTAAAGAGGACACGGTCCTCTTCACCGTGAGGGACGTGCCGTGATTGAGAAACTTATCGCCCGCGTTTTTGCAACGCGAAACGCCGCGCACATTGCACACTGGAAAGCTAAGGGCATGGGCTCTTACGCTAAGCACGTTGCGCTTGGCGAGTTCTATAACGCGATCATCAGCCAACTTGATGATATCGTTGAAATGCACCAAGGCGCGTTCGGCCTGATTGACGCTGTCACGTTCCCCGGTGTTACCGCAAGTCCGTCCACTATCGTCGAACATATTAAAACAGAAGCGGAGTGGCTCGAAGAAAACCGTTCGGCTATTGCTGATGGGGTCTTTGCTATTGAGAACCAAGTTGACGAGCTGACTGGTATTTACCTGAAGGCTTACTACAAACTCAAAAACCTTCAGTAGGGCAATACGATGGACGAGCAACAGCTTAACCTTCTTATTGAACGGGCCGCTGAACGTGGTGCACGCCGCGCGCTTGAAAGCGTTGGGTTGCATGACGAGAATGCCGGTAAAGACATCCATGACCTTCGCACGTTGATTGATGGCTGGAGACAGACACGGTCAACAATTACAAAAACAATCACCCAGTGGGTGACGATGGGGATTTTAGGTGCTCTAGCTCTCGGCGCATATACTCATCTCAAGGATAAATAACAGATGGACCCCGCCAGCATCGCGCTTATCTTCGGTGTGGCGAAAACTGCATTTGAGGGCATCAAAGCAGGTATTAAAATTGGCAAAGACATTCAGGGTATGGTCTCTGATATATCTAAGCTATACGGGTCTGTTGCAAAACTAACACAGCTCAGTGCCGCACCTCCTCGCCCGCCGATGTTTTCAAAAATCTCGGCGGAAGAAATGGCGATGGATATCGTCGTTAAACGAAAGCAAGCCGAAGCATGGTTCAACGAAGTAAAGAATGAGTTTGTTGGAACATATGGCATTCGCGGGTGGGAAGAAGTTCAGCAAGAAATAACACGCATTAAGAAAGCGCAAAAAGCTGAAGCCCTTCGTGCCGCTAAAGAAGCCGCTGAGTTTCAGAAAGATATGATGATGCTTGGCGGGCTTATCGTCGGTGTTCTAGTTCTAGCAGGCGCAGCATTTGTCACTGTAGCTTTGTACGGATAGGAGAACTACTATGCACATGTCTCAGGCTGGCCTTGATAACATCCTAAAACGATTTGAAGGGTGTAAGCTCAAAGCCTATCGCTGCCCTGCGGGTATCTTAACCATTGGTTACGGCCATACTTCCGCTGCAGGCGCACCTGAAGTAACTGAAGGCATGACGATCACTCAAGACGAAGCTGAAGAGATCCTGAAGCGCGATCTTGTTAAATATGAGATCCCCGTCGCCGCTATGGTCAAAGTTGAGTTGGAGCAGAACCAGTTCGATGTACTGGTTGATTTTGCTTACAACGCTGGCGTAGGTGCCCTAAAGACTTCGACCCTGCTCAAGAAAGTCAACGCTGGCGACTTTGACGCTGTACCCGACGAATTGATGAAGTGGACCAAGGGCGGTGGTAAAGTGCTGCCGGGTCTGGTCCGCCGTCGTCAGGCTGAAGCTGCTTGGTGGTCCGCCCACCATACGCATCCACATG